CATTTACGGTGTTACAGTGTACACCGATGACTATCTTACCCACATTGATGATACCAATACAAAAATAGGCTTCCCTGCGAATGATACATTCACGGTAACAACCAATAACGCCGAGCGAATCCGCGTTAATTCAAGTGGAAGTGTTGGTATAGGTACGGCATCCCCAATAGCTGGATCTAATCTTCATGTATTTGGACAAACAACTACAATTTCATCAGATACAACTGGTTCTTCAGCCGGTCCAGAAGTAACCCTTTATCGCGATCAAACGGGTTCAAATGGAAACTATTTAGGACAAATTAGATATGAGGGTCAGAATGACAATAGCGCTGATAAATTGTATGGCAAGATTACAGGTAAGATTAAAACTGCTACACAGGGGTCGGAAAATGGTGTCATTGAAACAGCTCTTATTACAGGGGGTTCGCAAAGAATCAGTGTGCGTCACAGTGGTGATCTCTTCCAGATTAAAAATGGTACAGACTTTGAAGTCGGTGAAGTCGCCAATTTATACGTAGATACAGCGACAAATAGTGTCGGTATAAATACAGATTCACCCGCTTACAATTTGGATGTCCGAGGTACATCTAATGTCGGTGTTTTTACAACGCCTGATGCAAGCGTCACAGACGCAACTACATCTTCCTCAAAGACCACGGGTGCCCTAAAGGTTGCAGGTGGTGTGGGTATTGTGGGCCCTCTCTTTGGTGCTAATGCAAATCTTGAGGATGTGGAGGCTGATAGTGTTACGGTGACTGATACAACTGTGGCGACTAACAAGACATCTGGTGCTCTCCAAGTTGCTGGGGGTGTTGGCATTTCGGGGGATATCCACGCGACACATGCCAACCTTGAGGATGTGGAGGCTGATAGCGTGACAGTGACTGATACAACTGTGGCGACTAACAAGACATCTGGTGCTCTCCAAGTTGCTGGGGGTGTTGGTATTTCTGGGGATATCCATGCGACACATGCCAACCTTGAGGATGTGGAGGCTGATAGTGTGACAGTGACAGATGCCACCCAAGCCACAGACACTCTAACTGGGGCTCTCACAGTCGCGGGTGGTCTCAGTACACAAACAAATGTCCACGCGGCAAATGTGTACATCTCTGGGGGTCTTATCACAAATACCGCGGGGGTCACAAAGAAGACATACGCATACTCGGGTACAATCGGAAACACTGAACAACCCCAAATTAATGTGTGCTTTACAAATGAATCATTCAGTGCCAAGATTGACGCACAACTCATTGAGGGTGATGATGAGATAAGTACAATATCACTCGTGTGTTGTGGAGGCAACAAGGGTGGTACATTTCCCGCGAGTGACATCCAGGTGGGTTCAGTCCAAGTGTTTGGTCCAGCCAGTACAAATCCATGGAGCTCCACGATTGTCACAGATAAAACAACGGTGGCCCTCAAACCCTCAGGGGCCATAGATACCTCCGGGGAATACCACATATTTGTGGAGTACACAACAGCCAAGTCGGCAGGTGCGGTGGCTAATGTGGTTCAAGATGCGACAGAGCAGATTGTATTTGGATACTAAGATACCGTTTTTACATCAGTATATAATTTTCTTGAGAGAAACCCAGTCAAAAAAATTATACCTTTATAGTAGTAACATATGGCGACAACGAATATCCAGACATTTTCTGGTGATGTTGAAGTCACAAGTAATATTTTAATGAATAATGAAGTTTTCATTAAAGCGAATGATGGTAATGGGAAGGTGGCTGTGGGTCCGAGCGCCGGGGCGACGGCTCAAGGCATCAACACCACGGCTGTGGGGTACCTCGCGGGTCAGACATCTCAAGGCACCAACGCCGTCGCTATGGGATTACGAGCGGGTGAGTTCAACCAGGGTTTGTCTGGCGTTGCTATTGGTATGGACGCGGGTCAGACCTCTCAAGGCAACCTCGCCGTCGCTGTGGGGAGGGAAGCGGGTCAGACCTCTCAAGGCGTCAACGCCGCGGCTTTGGGGTACCTCACGGGTGAGTTCAATCAGGGAAACTACGCCACGGCTTTGGGAACCCAAGCGGGTAAGACCTCTCAAGGCGCCGCCGCCACAGCTGTGGGGTACCTCACGGGTAAGTCCAATCAAGGCTCCAACGCCGTCGCTGTGGGTCGGCAAGCGGGTCGGGACAATCAAGGCACCTCCGCCGTCGCTGTGGGGATGGAAGCGGGCCTGACCTCTCAAGGCACAAGAACTGTTGCCGTGGGTTACCAAGCGGGAAAGACCAGCCAGGGTGGAGACGCCGTCGCTGTTGGGTACGCGGCGGGACAGACCAACCAGGGTGTCGATACCATCGCGATAGGTAACGAGGCGGGGCAGGTTAGCCAAGAAGCCTACGCCGTCGCTATAGGCAATAGCGCGGGGGACACCTCTCAAGGCACCTACGCCGTCGCTGTGGGGTCCGCCGCGGGTTCGAACAATCAAGGCAGCAACACCATCGCTGTGGGAAGGGAAGCGGGTAAGACCTCTCAAGGCAACTTCGCCGTCGCTGTGGGGCGATCTGCGGGTTCGAACAATCAAGGCACCGACACCGTCGCTGTGGGGCCCTTGGCGGCTGAGACGTCTCAAGGCAACAACGCCGTCGCTGTGGGGAGAGTTGCGGGTCGGTCCAATCAAGGCGCCTACGCAACGGCTTTGGGGTACGCCACGGGTCGGACCACTCAAGGCAGCTACGCCACGGCTGTGGGAGTCACTGCGGGTTACCAAAATCAAGGCAACTACGCCGTCGCTGTGGGGGCCGAGGCGGGTTCGAACAATCAAGGCAGCCTCGCCGTCGCTGTGGGGCGTTACGCGGGTAATGACAATCAAGCCACCGAAGCCGTCGCTGTGGGATACGTTGCGGGTGAGATCACTCAAGGCGACTCCGCTGTCGCTGTGGGGCCCCATGCGGGTGAGACCTCTCAAGGCAACTTCGCCGTCGCTGTGGGGCGTTACGCGGGTAATGACAATCAAGGCATCGAAGCCGTGGCCGTGGGGTACGGTAGTGGTGAGACCTCTCAAGGCTACCGCGCCCTCGCCATTGGACGCTTTCCGGCTGAGTCCCATCAAGGCGACTACGCCGTCGCTATGGGGTACATAGCAGGTCGGATCTTTCAAGGCAACTATGCCATCGCCATAGGGACCGAAGCGGGTCATACCTCCCAAGGCATCCACGCCGTCGCTGTGGGGAGGAATGCGGGTCGGTATAATCAAGGCGACTCCACCACCGCTGTGGGGCAGAATGCGGGTAACACCAATCAAGGCAGCTCCGCCACGGCTGTGGGGATCGGTGCGGGTTCGACCACTCAAGGCTCCAACGGCGTCGCTGTAGGGATCGTCGCGGGTAACACCTCTCAAGGCGCCGGCTCCACGGCTTTGGGGCCCTATGCGGGTCGGTACAATCAAGGCACCGCCGCCGTCGCTGTGGGTAACGGGGCGGGTCAGTCCAATCAAAGCAACACCGCTGTCGCTATGGGGAACCAAGCGGGTGCGGTCTCTCAAGGACTTGATAGTGTTGCTATTGGGAACGATGCGGGTCGCTATAATCAAACCACCGAAGCCGTCGCTGTGGGGATCGATGCGGGTTCGAACAACCAGGGCGACTCCGCCGTCGCTGTGGGGCCCTATGCGGGTGGGACCACTCAAGGCGCCCAAACCGTCGCTGTGGGGCGGTCTGCGGGATACTCGGCTCAAGGCGGCAACGCCGTCGCTGTGGGTAACGCTGCGGGTTACATCAATCAAGGCGCCAACGCCACGGCTGTGGGGCAAATCGCGGGTCGGACCTCTCAAGGCGCCTACGCCGTCGCTGTGGGGCGCGATGCGGGTCGGATCGCTCAACGCAGATTCGCCGTCGCTATGGGGTACCTCGCGGGTGAGAGCAATCAAGGCAGCTACTCCGTCGCTTTGGGGTACCTCGCGGCTCGGCACAATCAAGGCAACTACACCGTCGCTGTGGGGCAGGAAGCGGGTCGGTCCAATCAAGGCATCTACGCCACCGCTGTGGGAAACTCCGCGGGTAAGTCCAATCAAGGCAGCGGCGGCGTCGCTGTGGGTATGGCCGCGGGTCAGGACAGTCAAGGCGTCGACGCTGTCGCTATAGGGAGAGGTGCGGGTAAGTACAATCAAGCCGCAAATTCCACATATTTCAGGTATGCGAGTTTCAGAAACAACAATGGTGGTTACACCGCGAGAATACAAACCAGTGGTGAAATTACAAAATATACCTCAGACGATCGTGTAAAGGATGGTGAAACCCTCATTACGGGTGCGGTCAATACTTTGTCAAAGTTGAGACCACAAAACTACTTCAAGCGAACGAAATTAGACCCATACGCTCCAGGACAACGTTGGTCTAATGAATCTGGTCTCATGGCACAAGAAGTCTACTACAGTGCCCCGGAACTCAGACATACAGTCACGGTACCACCTGAAGCTGGTGATATCGACAGCTACACACCTCCACCAAGTGATGATCCCGCACAAGATCCTGATTATTCCGTGTGGGGAGATGATACTGCAACAGTTGATTATATGCAGATGGTTCCCTACCTCGTTAAGGGTGTTCAAGAAATCGTCACAGAACTTCCCCGGTCCAAGACCACTGTCTCGAATGTGTGGGGACAAAACATCACGGGTCTCATCGTGAGTGCGAACGCGAATGCCCATAAGACGAACACAACGCCCATGGTGGCTCTCTCGAATGTCTACATGGACAAGAAATGGTACGGGGTCGTTTCGGAGAAGAAGACCGATACCAACGATTACGATACGCTCGTAGATACGAAGGGTGATACGCAAATTTGGGTGACGGACGCAGGCGGTCCCCTTGAATCTGGAGACCTCGTGACCACCTCAAATGTGGCACCAGGTTACACCCAAAAGCAAGGTGACGGTGTCCTCATGAACTACACGGTCGCCAAGGTGACCCAAGACTGTGATTTCACCGAGCCCGCGCAACGACCTATCCGTGTACCAAAGCGGGAACTCTCCAATGTGACATACTACAGACACGACGCGTCGTATGAAATCAATCTCGAAAAATATGAAAGGGTGCCAACATTTAAAACCCGTGTGGATGAAACACCCATATATTTCCAAGAAGTTACGGAAAATAGTAATATTTTCAGCGAGACCAGATACTATCAAGGTGATACGGAAGTCAGCGAAAATAAATACGATACACTCCCCGAAGAAAGTAGATCCATCAAACATTTATCCGAAATTAGCGTCGATGATTACGAAGCTCTTGATGATGAAGCAAAGGCAACGTATTCGGTTGGAATCAAAAAGAGATACTTTTTGTTAAATTATTCAATGTCTAAAACACAAATACCACAACACGATGAAGAAGTCGTCGTCGAAGAACTCATCGATGTTCTCGATGAAAACGGTCAAATCGTATGGGAAGAGACGGGCGAAACGGAACCCGTATACACCCTCGTGGATCACGGCACTTACAAGGCGGCGCTTGTCTCAGCTAAATTAATTTAATCCATTTTATACACAAGTGAACTTAAAAAAAACTCTCACTATAATATAAAATGTCTGGTGGTATCGCCCAACTCGTTGCTGTCGGTGCTCAGGATGTGCACCTCGTCGGTCAGCCCGAAATCAGCTTTTTCAGAAGTACCTACAAGCGCCACACAAACTTCTCCCAAACTGTGGAACGCCAAGTGATCCAGGGGAATGTCTCCAATGGGGGTATGTCCACCGTTCGATTTGAACGCAAGGGGGATCTCCTCAGCTATGTGTACCTTGTCCCAAATGACGGCTCTGCCACCCAGGGGTACAGCGCTGCTCAATGGCGCACCAAGATTGCCAAGGTTGAACTCCTCATCGGTGGTCAAGTCGTTGATGACCAGGATTCCACCTACTCCACCCTCATCGCCCCAGTGCTCTCAGCCACAAACTCTTCCAAGTCCGTCTCAGGTGACCTCTTCGGTGGTGCCAACGATTCCCGTTTCTACCCACTCCGCTTTGCTTTCTGCGAAAACCTCCAAACGGCCCTTCCCCTCGTTGCTCTCCAGTACCACGATGTGGAACTCCGCATCACTTGGGGCTCCGCGGCTGCCACCGATAAGTGGGATGTCTATGCCAACTATGTGTACTTGGATACCCAAGAGCGTGAGCACTTTGCCTCCACTCCACAAAACATGATCATCACCCAAGTCCAAAAGGCGACCGCCTCCCTCACCAAGATCCAAGAGCTCAACTTCAACCATCCAGTGAAGTACCTCGCGGCTGGTAAGGCGACTGCCCTTGAAATCCTCAACGATGACAACAAGCTCAAGCTTCAAATCAATGGGACTGATGTGGCCGACTTCAAGTTTGCGGATCCAAACTTCTCCCATGTCCCACTCTACTTTAACACAACCAATTCCACCAAGCCAGCGACTGTCAAGACCCTCTTCTTGTATCCATTCTGCTTGGAAACTGGTAAGCTCCAACCCACAGGTACCCTCAACTTCTCTCGCCTTGATTCAGCTCGCATCGTCAACGACACCCGAGATTGTGATGACGACATCTACGCTGTGAACTACAACATCCTCCGTGTTGAGAACGGTATGGGTGGCCTTTTATATTCTAACTAATTAATAAAACACCATGTGGAACTTAGTTTTCCTCCTCGCCATCGTTTTTGTATTGACGTACGATCCCAAATCCAGGACACTTGAAAAGTTTGTGGGCCAACCTACACCACCAACTCAAAAGTCTTGTGAACCTACGCATTACGAAGCCGTGCAATTTGCCCAAAGTCCCTATGAATGTCCTCCACCAGGACGAACCCATATGGGTGCTCTTACTTAAAAAGAAGGCACACAAATAATACATAATGATTCCAATGGACCGTGAAACCCTCATGATGATCGCCACAATTGTGGCGATTGCTGGTGTTGTCTTCTTATTTAAGGAGATGAACAAGGCTAAAACTGATGTTGAAAATCTTAAGAATTTCTCGGCCCATCTCGTGCACCGTCTCAGTGCACCCGAAGGGAAACCCGTACCCCAAACCGAACCTGAAATTGAAAAGGAAGATGCCGAAGAAAAAGAGGAGGAATAAACATATCCGTTTATTATAACTTGCGAATGCGCAATGAAAAAATACAAAGCTATAGCGATACCGGTCAGTTTTGCTGACGAAAAGCCTAAATTCCTCACAGTGAGGGATCGGCGCTTTAAGGATTGGATTTTTGTCACGGGGGGGTGTAGACGACGGGAGATTTTCAATCCCCTTCGTTGTGCCCTCCGTGAACTTGAGGAAGAGACTCGTGGTGTGGTTGCCCTCAAAAATGGTGAGTATACAGAATTTAAATTTACAGTCAAAGAGAGTCCAACGGTGGATTTGGAATATAATGTTTTCATCTTTTTTGTAGACTATACCAAACCCCAACAACAAACACTCGTAAGAAAGTTCTACGAGGAGAAACAAAAAACGAATCTCAAAAAAATTAACAAACAACCAATAAAGAAGACTTTTGATGAAAACGACTACATGAGTTTTGATACCCTTGAGGAGTTCAATACCCGAAAGAGGTGGAAACTCATTGTAGACAATGTCCTCAGAAATCCAGAGTTTTATTCGTGTGTAAGTTCTCTCAATAGAAAAACATTCTCTATAAAGTAGAATGAAGTCAAAGTCTTACATTTTAATGCAGATTGGAGAGCTCCTCAAAACAAATAGAGGTCTCTGTCCAGAAGAGGTGGAAGAATGGATAAAGGAAAATGAAGATAAGAAAGTCTACGAACTCCTCGTCATCAAGAAGGATCTCGCAGAATCACCTAAAGAGTATGCCGATGTTTCTTTTATGAGGTGGTTTAGAGGTTAGACGCGATACAAAGGTATGTTTAAACGGTGGTGTACACAACAAAAATTTAACAATGCAACCAATCTATCACATGTGCTCATGGACGGTGGTGTCCTTTCCGTGCCATTTGATAAATTGAACGAGTTCCACGAAAAGTACATAGAGGCTGTGAAGTCTGGTGAGAAACTGTTTGTCGTTGAACAGAAGAGTCCCAGGTACAACTTTTTCGTGGACATTGATTACAAAGATACCAGGTCCCTCACAATTGAGGAGATTCAGGATATTTGTAAGATCATATGTGACAAAGTAAAGCGCCATGGTGGTAAGGATTGTCTAATCTCTGTATCACCTCCCAAAACAGTTGGGCAGTATACAAAGACTGGCGTCCACCTCAACTGGTCAGAACTTGTTGTAGATCAACCATCGGCTATTGCTCTCAGGGAGCACATTCTCGTGGCACTCTCAAGAGCTAAAGGCGCTACGGATTGGAATGAAATTATAGACGCCGCCGTGTACGGTGATGTTCGTAGGAAATCCAAGGGGAGTGGTTTTCGTATGCCATGGTCCCACAAGATGGCAAAGCACACCCAATGCGGTGGCCAGGGGTGTGAGGAGTGTGAAGGAAAGGGAAAAGTTGTACAAGTTGCCTACCTCCCTCTATTCATCTATAATCATGGACCCCTCAGCAAATTGACAAAAATTGATCCACAACCAAATTTGGATATTCTGAAAATGTCCTCCATTCGGACGGAACAACCGCAACACATTACAGTGGAGCCACCCTCTTCTGTCATAAAGGAGGGGTCATTCACCGATGCTCAAACAAAAGATGAAATTGAGAATGATGAGCTCAAGGGTCTCATTGAGGATTTCATTCAGAGGAATATGGAAGGTCAGTCTACTTCTGTGGTGACAAAACTTTTCAAACACAAGGAGACCTATCTCGTTTCAACCAACTCCAAGTATTGTGAGAACCTCAAGAGGGCTCATAGCTCCAATCATATATGGTTTCATGTCAGTGGTTCGTGTATAGCACAAAAGTGTTTCTGTAGGTGTGAAACGATAAGGGGGCGGCGCGATGGTTTTTGTAAAGATTTCTATGGTCGCAAACATACCCTCACACCCAAGATTGTTGAAAAGTTGTATCCCAAAAAGGAGGATCTCAAAAAGTGTCCAGAAATCAAAAAGTTTGAGGAGAAGCCCCAAATCAAACAAAGTGATGTGAAAGGGCCCCTTGAATCTTTCATGCGCAGATGTATGAAATGTCCAGATGACACTCGCGTTGTAAGCATCACACAACAGAGGGGTGGTTTCACCGCCCTCACAACTTCAACATATTGTGAAACAATTGGGGGCGATCACCAAGATTGTACAATGTCCTATGTCATTAAGGGTAGTAAAATAACACAAAAGTGTCCCGTGTGTACAAAGAGTAGATCCAGAACACACGAACTTAGTGGGAGTGTTAAGGAAGCACTCAAACCACCCCCAAAAAAATAAAACACAACAGTAGAAGAATGGCTCTCATTCTCGTTGGTGTCACCGTATTTCTCGCGGCAAAACTCATCAACGATATTGAAATACCACAACCCATCCCCCAAATAGATGAATTTCATATGTATTCAGGGATTCACCCACAACTCTATAAAGATTATCTAAAATACAAGAGTGAGGGTCGTCATATAGATGCCCAAAACACCCTTGAAGAGCTCGCACTGTACGCCGATTTTGATTTTAGGGAAGAAATACAAGAAAAGATACTTAAAAGGCAGGAGTCTTTATTTATTTAAATGGTTCAGACCAGGACACGATCAGGGCGACAAATAAAGAAGCCAGAAATCTATCAACCAGAAGAAACTATTCTTGAAGACGATTACGCCCCCGAAGATCACGATTCCGATTTGGGATCTGATATTGACACTGAAGATGAATATTATTCGGACGATGAGAGTGATGATGACGATGATGAAGGTAGTTTGAAGGATTTTTTGGTAGATGACGATGAAGAAGAAAGTGAGGAAGAAGATGCTTAAAAAAAACAGAATCTATATTAGAAAATGGAAACTGATATAGGAAATCCAATTGATTACAATCCAGTAGAGGATCCATTTAAAGAAAAGGAAGAGAAGCATGAAGATAGTACACCTATAAACGAAGAGGAATACTATTTTCAACCTTCTGAAATGATGTATCCACCACAACAACAACAATTTCACGCATACCCAACAGACAGAAATGATTTTTTCTCAAATGTTGATAAGTCGGTATGGATCATAGCATTTGCTGTGTTTTTACTTGGCTTTTTCATGGGGAAAACCATGCAACCAGTGATCCTCAGGTACGCTTGAGTATCCGGTAAAGTTGCCTGTGTCTCCATAAATTGGAATGATCTTTCCTGTGATATCACGATTCATAACTTGAGTTGGATACATAGGTATGATGAACGCGTCGCGTGTATCCTCAATGAATCCGTGTGCTGTATCCACCTTAACTCTCCTACTTTTGTTTTTTGAAGTCACAATGTTACTTGGTTCAAAAAACAAAATAAAGAACGCACTAGTCAAAATAATGGTCAAAATTATTTTCCACATTTTGTTCTAAAATTAACGAATATTTAATTTAGGCTGAAGAGACTTCTGGTTCACCCTCATCCTTAGTTTCTTCAATCTTGGCTTCGGTAGAGGCTTCAGCGTCTCGTGCTTCACGCCACTTGCGTCGCTCTTCAATCTCCGCCGCAACAATGGCATCAGCTTCCTTCACGAGGTCTTCCATCTGAGCATCTGGCTTTTCCTTCTTGAGCTTCTCAATAACATCAGCTGGGTGACTCACTGGTGGCTCGTCTGGTCTGGTGTAAAACATAGAGTTCTCGTCACCTGGCTTGACATATGACTTGGCTTCCATCATATCACGCTTACGCTCGTTGAACA